CGGACCGGCGGGCGCGGATCGAGATGATCGCGAAGGGGACGGTCGTCTCGCACACCGAGTACGGGGTCGTGTTCGGTGCGCGCCGGTCCGACGACCCGTACGCGGAGGAGACGTGGGCGGCTGCGAACCCCGGGTACGGGGTGTCCCCGACGCGGGAGTTCATGGAGACGGAGGCGCAGAAGGCGCGGTCGTCGCCGGCGCAGCTCGCGCGGTTCCTGCGACTGAACCTGAACGTGCGGACCAAGCAGGAGACGCGGTTCGTGAACATGTCGACGTGGGACGCGAACGCCGGGGTGATCGACGACGAGTCCGAACTCGAGGGCATGTCGTGCTACACCGGGCTCGACCTCGCATCCGTGTCCGACCTGTCCGCGGTGTGTCACCTGTTCCCGATGGGGGACGGGACGTTCACCGCGCTGTGGAGGTTCTGGACCCCGGAAGACAACGTCGAGTCGCTGGACCGGCGGACGAACGGTGCGGCGTCCCGGTGGGTCACCGATGGGTGGCTCGAGACGACACCGGGGAACGTGACGGACTACGACTACATCGAGTCGCAGCTCGTCGAGGACGCCGAGACGTTCGACATCAGGTCGTTCGGGTACGACCCGTACGGGGCGACGCAGCTCGTGAACACGCTCGCCGACGGGTACGGCATGCCGATGGTGAAGGTCAGGCAGGGGTTCCTGTCGCTGTCGCAGCCGATGAAGGAGTGCCAGCGGTTGCTGCTGCAGGGTGAGCACGCCGGTCGTCCGGTCCTCCGGCACGGGGGGAACCCCGTCATGCGGTGGATGACCGACAACCTCGCGGTCGAGTTCGACGCAGCCGGGAACGTGAAGCCGTCGAAGAAGTCCGGCGGGACGAGCGGGAACAAGATCGACGGCTGGTCCGCGCTCGTGACCGCCATGTCCGAGTGCATCGCCGAGGGCGGTGCCACTGACGCGTACGCCGACGGTATGTCCGTCGCGTGAAGGGGGTGGCCGTCGTGAGGCTGCGTTGTCGGGCGACCGTCCTCGTGACGCTCATCGACGGGACCGTCGTGCGTGGTGTCGTGACGCGGGCGTGGCGGTGGCGGGTCATCCGCCTCGTCGACGTGGACGCGATGACCGGACAGGGCCCGGTGCCTGCTGCAGGTCCAGTGCTGATCCCGCACCGGTCGGTGCTGCTCGCGCAGGAGGTCACCCGTGGCTGACTCCCCGTCCTGGCTTGGCGGCAACGCGATCACGTGGGGTGACGGGCGGGCACAGTCCGCCGACACGTGGGGCGACCGCCTCCCGTTCCCTGTCGCTGACCCGCCGACCCCGATGTCGGACCTCGCGATCCCGCACCGCATGAACCCGCTGCGGGTGTGGAAGTCGCAGCCGTCGCTGCGGAAGGTCGTCGGGTTCGTCGCCCGGAACATCGCGGCCGTCCCGATGCACGTGTACGTGCGGGTCGACGACACCGACCGGCAGCGGTCGGTCGAGTCCGAGACGCTGCTGCGGCAGCCCGCCCCGTTCGTCACCGGCCCGCGGCTCGTGCACGACACGATCGTCGACTGGATGCTGTACGACCGGTGGTGCGTGGTCCTCGTCGACGGCGTCCTGCGGCGTATCCCCGCCGGTCTGCTCGACGTGAAGGCCGACTTCCTCGGTGGGCTCACCGCCCTGCGGGTCCGGACCGTCGAAGGGCTCGTCGACGTCACCGACGCGACCGTCGCGTACGACGCCGGGTGGGCCGGGGACCGGGAAGGCGGCGTGTCGCCACTGACCACCATCTCCGATCTGCTCACCGAGCAGGCGCGGGCAGTGCAGTCGCGCCGCGAGTGGTGGGACGAGTCCGCGCGCATCTCCGGGCTCCTGCAGACCGACAAGGTGCTGCAGCGGCAGAACCGGGAACGGCTCCTCGAGTCGTGGCGCGAGTACCGCGACACCAAGGCAGGCGGTACCCCGCTGCTCGAGGACGGGGTCACCTACCAGGCGATCGCGCGACCGAAGCCGTCGGACGCGGACGACCTCGTCGGGCGTCAGCTCACCGACGCTGAGGTGTCGTCGACGTACTACATCCCGCCGGAGCTCGTCGGTGCCCGCGCCGGGAACTTCGCGTCCATCGCAGTGTTCCGGCAGATGCTGTACGGTCCCGCGCTCGGCCCGTACATGACCCGGTACGAGGCGGCGTGGAACGCGCGGATCATCCCGGCGCTCGCACCCGCCGGCGGGTACGGCGAGTTCGCACGCGACGCCGCGCTCGCCGGTTCGTTCGCCGAGCAGGCCGAGGTGCTGTCCCGGTCGACGGGTGGCCCGTGGCTCCTGCGGTCCGAGGCACGTGCACGGCAGAACCTGCCGTACGTCGACGGGACAGACGAGCTCATCGTCCCGAAGAACGTGTCCGAAGGTGGGCTCGCATCACCCGCGGACACGGCACCGAACAACGACCCCGCGTGGGGCACACCATGACGACGGGAGACAGCACGATGGGTGCGACGACGAAGGTCGACCGTGCGGGGACCGTGGTCCGCAAGACCGCACGGGTGACCGTGACGAAGGTCGACGCGGCAGGCGAAGGGCCCGGCGGGTTCGACGCACTCGTCGCGGTCTTCGGGAACGAGGACTCGCAGGGCGACATCGTCATCCCCGGTGCCTTCACGGCCGCGCTCGCGGCGCGTGACGTGTTCCCCGTCCTGTGGGCGCACCAGTTCCACGACGACAGCGCGATCCTCGGATCGGCGACCGCGGAGCAGACCGACGACGGGCTCGTGTTCCACGCGACGTTCCTCGACACGCCGCGCGCGCAGAACGTGCGGGCGCTCATGGCTGCTGGGCTCGTCACCGAGTTCTCGTGGTCCGGCCGGGTGACCGAGGGCGCATGGGTCGAGACTGACGACGACTGGTGGTACGAGATTCGGTCGGTCGACCTGTGGGAAGCGGGTCCGTGCTTCAAGGGCGCGAACGACGAGACCGAGCTGCTGGGCGTGAAGGCTGCGACGGTCGCTGCGCTCGACGTCGCCCGCAAGGAAGGGCGCGTCCTCGCGCAGAAGCACGTCGATGCGCTGAAGTCCGCGATCGGGTCGCTGACCGACCTGCTCGCCGCCGTCGAGACGATCACCGAGCCCGACGAGGAGAAGGCGGACGACCCGCCGCCCGCCGCGAAGACCCCGGACGCTGACGCGGACGGAACCCAGGAGCCCACGGCACCCGCCGTGGGCTTCGTCATTTCCACCACGAAGGCGCGGCTCGCGCTCGCCTGACACAGAAAGGCAGGGGCCACATGGACCCGCAGAAGGAGCTCGAGGCTCTGGACGCCGAGCGCGTCACCCTCCTCGAGAAGGCCAACACGTCCCCGGAGGCGTTCACCGCCGAGGACGCGGACCGTGCCGACGAGGTCGTCAAGCGCATCGGCGAGCTCAAGGAGCACATCACGAAGCGTGACGCGGCGACGTCGCGGCTGCGCGCCGCGGGCGTCGGCAAGACCGCGGAGAAGTCGGCCGACGAGGACGACGACAGCCAGGCGACCGGCGGTATCGGTGACCGGTTCGTCACGTCGGGCGCATACCGCGCGCACCGCAAGGCGAACCCGCAGGGCGTCAACGGTGGACCCGTGCGCTTCAAGACCGCCGCCCTCGGCGGTCTCGTCGCGAAGGCGGCGGGCGACGCGGACCCGATCAGCACCGGCCTCGGTGGCGCGATCCAGTACGAGCGTCAGCCGGGCATCCTCGACATCACGTACCCGAAGCGGCCGACGCTGCTCGACCTCATCACGCGCGGCACCACGGCGTCCGCGTACGTCGAGTTCCGTCGCCTCATCGCTGTCACGTCCGCCGCTGCGGTCGTGCCGGAGAAGGGCCTCAAGCCGCTGTCGACGCTCTCGACGGACACGGCGCAGGCGATCGCGCACGTCATCGCCGACGGCTTCAAGGTCACGAACCAGGAGCTCGAGGACGACGGTCTCATCGCGTCGCTCCTGAACTCGGTCCTCGCCCGGAACATCTGGTCGAAGATCGAAGACCTCGTGCTCAACGGCTCGGGCACGAACGAGCCGCGCGGCATCCTCAACACCTCCGGCACCCTGAGCCAGGCGTTCGACACCGACTTCGTCACCACGACGCGGAAGGCGATCACGACGCTCCGGGAGACGTCGGAGACGGACGTTCAGGCGTTCATCCTGTCGCCCGAGGACGACGAGGCGCTGGACCTCCTCGCCGACGACAACGGCCGCTACTACTCCGGCGGACCGTTCGGGTCGGGTCCGGCGACCCTGTGGGGCCGTCCCCGCGTCGTGTCGCCCAAGCTCGACCCGGGAGTCTTCCTCGCCGGTGACTTCCGGTCGATCCAGCTCCTCGAGCGTCACGGCCTTGCCGTCGAAGCGTTCAACCAGAACGAGGACGACGCGCGGAACAACCTCGTGTACCTGCGTGCCGAGGTGCGCGAGCTGCTGCTCGTGCGTGAGCCCGCCCGCCTCCTCGTCGGTGCCGGCTCGGCGTCCGTCGAGGTGCCCGACGAGGAGGACGACGAGTGAGCGCCGTCCGCTCGCGGCTCGGTAGCGGCATGGTCGTCGTCGGGGGTGTCCGCTACACCGCCGACGACGCCCGCCGCCTCGGGTTCACCGGCCCGGCGGGTGTGAAGCCCGCCGGGCCGCACGAGCCCAAGGACGCTGACTCGACGCCGGACGTGCACGACGAGCCGGAGGAGGACGACGAGCCGGAGGAGGACGACGGTGAGCGAACCGATGAGCACGCCGACGACGGGGCTGCTGGCGAGCCCGGCGGACCTCGCCGAACGGCTCCACGTCGACGCGGCCGACGCGGGGCTGCTGCTGGCGCTGAGGCGGGCGAGTAGCCGCCTCGAGGGTGCAATCGGGTACCCCGTGCTCCGCGTCGACGACGACGTCGTCACGCTCACCGGGGACGGGTCGCGTCGGCTACTGCTGCCGGCGCGACCCGTCGTCGCGGTGACATCCGTCGTCGTCGACGGTGCCGCACTGATCGACGCCGACTACACGTGGTCACGGTGGTCGGGGATCATGCG